AGCATGAAGTCCAGACGGGGGTATGGGTGGAGCTGGACGGTGTAGGGGGTCTTTTGCAGGAAAAACCGGGAGAAGTATTTGTCCCCGAAATAGGCCGTGCCTGAGGTGAAGAAGGGCAGCAGCTGCAAAAAGCGGTCAGCCTGCGCCTCCCCGTCCGGCCCCCAGAAGTCCGCGATGACCTCGTGGGCCACGCCTTCGACGCTCTGCCCCTCTACCGTCACACCCTGCTGGTTGACGCCCTGCGCCGTCTTGAGGGTGACGTCCACGCCCGAGAGGTTGTCAATCTGGTAGGGGATGCCATAGTCCCAGCCGAGGTCGAGGGCGGCCCCGGCGTCGGTGACGAGGCGGAGATGGTCTTTGCGCATGGCAGATGTCCTTTCAGCGTTTTTGAGCCAGGCCCCGGTCGGCCTCCCAGCGGGCCTCCCGCTGGAGGTCGGCGGCAGTCTGGGCCTTGGAGTAGATGTGCTGGGTGATGTGGACGTCCCCCTCGCGGTAGCTTCTGGCCGCAGCGGCGACCTGCGCTGTGCCGGATGCTGCCACCCGGCTGCTCACGGCCATGTTGTCGCTGAGGACAAGAGCGTTGGCGCTCTTGACCAGCTTGGCGAGGGACTTGTTGATCTCAGTAAGCTTTGCGGTGTTGGCGTCGATGGTGTCCGTCAGCTTGTTCGACCCGTCGGTGATGCTGGGGGTGTCGAGGTCGAGGCCGGAGCTTCCGCCCCCGCCCCCACCGCTGCCGCCAGAGCCGCCGGAACTGCTGTGGCTCCCGCCCAGCTTGGACACGATGGCCGCGATGGCGACGCCCAGAGCGACAGCGGCAGCGGCCACCACGAGGCCCGCCGGGATGCCGAAGAGGGTGGAGGTGAGGGCCGCGCTGATGGCGGCCAGCATCCCCTCGACGGCTGCGCCGATGGTGCCGATCATGCCGGCGAAGCCCGCATAGATAGCGGGAAACATACTCAGGAGGCCGCCGGAGAGGCCGGCGCTGATGGCCTTGGCCGCAGCGGCCAGCGGGACCTTGAGTGCGCCGAACACGCTTTTCAGGGTGCCGCCCATCTTGACGGCCATAGAGGAGATGTCGCCGAACTTGCCGGTGATACCCTCGAAGAGCGTCTGCCCGATGCTCCACGCCACCTGCGCCAGACTGCCTGCCGCGTCGCCCAGCACGCCGTTCAGGGTGTCCACGAGGCTCAGGGCGTAGCTTGTGAGCTGCTGCTTCTGGTCAGCGGTCAGGCCCGAGTAGAGGGCGGATGCCGCCCACTTGCCGATGCCCACCCAGTCGCCGGATTTGACCGCGCCAACGAGGGCGTCTACCGTGCCGAGGATGCCCTCGTTGGCCCGGTCCTTTATCTCGCTCCACAGGCCGTCGAGGGTGTCGGCGGCGCTGTCCCTGATGGTCTCGGCCACCTGCTCGGTGCCGTCGGCGGAAATGGTCTTGACGGTCTCCACCGTGCGGAGCGCCCCGTCGATGACCTTGTCCTGCGTCTGGGTGATGACCTGCTGCTGTTCGGTGGTGCCGTCCGCGAGGGTCTTGGTCACGGTCTGGGTGGTGGTCTTGATGCCGTCCACAATAGCCGTGCTGCTGGCCGTCACGGTGTTCACCACGTCCCGCACGGTCTCCATGGTCTGGCTGACCGTCCGCTTGCCGTCTGCCGCGATGGTCTCCACCGTCTTGACGTCCTTCAGCACGCCGTCTACCATCTGGCGGCTGGTGGAGGTGATGACCTGCTTCTGCTGGGTCGTGCCGTTGGAGAGGGTTTCCGTGACGGTCTCGGTGGTCTTTGTCACGCCGTCCCTGACCGCCGTGGTGGTGTCAGAGATGGACTTGACGATCTCCGCCGACGCCTGCTTTGTGCTGCTGGCGGCTTTCTGGGCGGCGCTTGCGGCGGCAGAAGCGGCAGACGCCGCGTCAGAGGTACCGGAAGATCTGCCTGCCCGGTCAGCCTGAGCCTGCGCTACACGGCTATCGTGCAACTGCTGGCGGCGCTGGCGGTCTGCATCCGTGGTGGTGTTGGTCTTGGCGGGCGTTTTGCTGGCCTTGTAGTCGTCGTAGCCGTCGAAGCCGGTATACCCGTCTTTGCCAAGGAAGCTGTTCAGCTTGTAGCTCAGCTTATCCAGCCAGCCGATGGCCGCACCGATGGTGCTTTGGGCGATGTTGGCGACGGCCTGAAATGCCCCATTCACGATGTTGCGGAAGGTCTCGCTGGTGTGGTAGGCTGTCACAAGCCCCGCCGCCAGAGCGGCCAGAGCGGCCACCACAAGCCCGATGGGATTGGCCGAAAGCACGGTATTCAATGCCGCCTGTGCCACTTGCAGACCGGTAGCTCCTGCGGCGGCAGCTTTATGGGCCGCAGCCATCGCGGTGGTGGCAGCGGTATGCAGCGCCGTGATAGCTGTAGCTGCTGCCACGGTCGCCTTATAGCTCAGCACTGCCGCCGTGACGGCCACGACCGCAGCCGTCAGGACGCCGATGGTCTCCTTGAGCGCGGCCATCTTGCTGTCGTCCTCGGTGATGGAGACGACCAGCTCGTTTGCCTTGACGATGATGTCCCTGAGAGCCGAGAACAGCCCGCTGGTCAGTTCACCGGTCAGCGCGGCCACGTTGTCCTTCAGGGTAGACAGCCGCCCGTTGAAGGTCTGGCTGGCTTCCAGCATACCGTTGTAGAACTGCCCGCCCTCGCTGGTGGCAGCAGCCACGGCGGCTTCCAGCTCATTGAAGCTGACCTTGCCGTCCGAGATGCGCTTGTAGAGGGCGCTCATGCTTTCGCCGGTGGCGTCGCAGATCTGATTGAGCGGGTTAAAGCCCGCGTCGATCATCATGTTGACGTTTTCCAGCGTGACCTTCTGGGCCGAGGACATCTTGCCGTAGGCCCGCACGAGGGTCTGGAGCTTGTCCGCGTTGCCCAGCGAAATATCGCCCAGACGTTTCAGTACGCCGGTGGTGTCGTCCGCCGCGACGCCGAACTGTAAGAGGGTCTGGGTCCCCTCGGTCAGGTCGGACAGGGAGAAGGGCGTGCTTGCAGCCATCCGGCGTATCTCTTCCAGCTTCTCGGCGGCAAGCTGTTCGTCGCCCAGCATGACCTTGAAGTTGGTCAGATAACTTTCCATGCTGCGGTTGTAGTCCAGACCGCTCTTGACCACGCTTTGCAGGCTGGATGCAGCTTTCTTGGCAAAGTCCGCGATGAGCTGGCCTGCGGCCACTGTCCACTTGCTCGTGGCTTTCTCAGCCGGGTCACTGTTGAGCTTTACTTCGCCGGTGATGGAAAAATCTGCGGCCAATGTGTCCACCTCTCTTTACGAAAAAGAGCGCAGGCACAGTGGCACAGGCTTAGAGTTTTATTTCGATTTCTTTGCGGCAGGACGGGTTCTTGCATTTGACCCAGATGCCCCGGGCGCTGGCTTCCGGGATGGCCCAGACCGGCAGAGGCCGACCGCACAGGGGGCAGAGCACCGGGGCGCGGTCAGCGCCGGAAGCGAGCCGCAAAGGCTTCGTTGCGGTCTTGCAGGGTGACAATGCGACAGCCTCCTTTCCGCAGGGCAGCGGGCAGGGCGAAGCGTTCCTTCAGCTCGGCACGCCGCTCCCGCTCTGCGCCCTGAAACTGCGTGAGGTCAGCCGTCCGGAACCCGATAATCTTCGCCAGCTGGGTCTCCTCGGGCAGGTTGGACATGAGGGCTTTGAACCGCCACCAGTGCAGCCTTGCCCGGGTGAGGTCGATGCCGTATGCCTGCTGGAACGCGGCCACGATGGCGGGGCCGTCGGTGACGTAGTCCAGCGCCAGCTCCTCGGTGCGGCTGCTGCCGGGGCGGTCGGCCACCTCCTGCGGGCCTGCGGTGTAGAACTCCACCAGAGCCTTGAAAGCGTCCACCTCTTCCTCCGGCGGGACGGCCACGCGGTAAAACCGGCGCATGGTTTCCCGGGCCAGCTCAGGCAGGCCCTTTTCGTCCTCCGGAAGGCGGAGATACTGCCCGTTGAACCAGACCATAGGCCGGAAATCCCAGTCGATGGGCCTGCCTGCCCACATGCGGGGCAGTTTGTCCAGCAGGATGTCAGCCATTTTCCAGAGCCGCCAGCTCGGCCAGAAGCTGCCTGCGGCGGGCGGCCTTATCCACCCGCTCCACCATCTGGGCGGCGGCAGGCTGGCCCGGATAGCTCACGGGCGGCTTGTGCTTGTCCTTCTGGCGCTTCTCAGCCCGGCGCTGGGCGCGGTTCTGGGGGACGGCCGCCGGGCGGGAATACCGCGCCTTTTCGGCAGCGGCTGCCTGCGTGATCTCGTCGAGGACGTCGTACAGACGGCTGACATCGTTTTCGTTCAGCCCCAGACGGGCGGATGCCCCTGCGCCCAAGATCTTGTCGAGGCCGCGCATGGAAACGCGGGCCTGTGCGCGGAGACGGTCGCCCAGGCGGACGTTCTCCCGTTCGCAGCGGGCTGTCTCAGCCTCGCCCTCCCGGGTCATCTCGTCCAGTGCGTCCTCCAGACGGTCGAGGTCGTTGGCGTTCAGAAGCGAAAAATCAAATTCCTGTCCATGGATCAGCATTTATCGGTGCTCCTTTCTCTCAGCCCGCGACGGCGGTGTTATAGTCGAACTCAGCCGGGGTGCCGATGCCCTTGAAATCGGCGGCAAAGGTGGCATTCGCGCCGGCGCTGCCGCCCACATCGCTGGTCAGGATGAGCGCGCCTTCGCCCTTCTCGCCCTTGCCGGTGCGGAGAGAGAAGTAAACATAAGGCACCACCACGCTCTGGCCGGAGCCGAACGCGATCTTGTGGGAGAGCAGGAAGTCCTGAAATGCATCGCCCACATAGCGGTCGCCCTGAATGGAGAGGGTACGCTGGACACTGCCCTTGGTGGTGACAGGGCCGGTGCGGATGTAGGTGTTGTCCGTGGTGGAGGCGTTCAGTGCGCCGCTGTGCTCCCTCACATGGTCAGCGCAGACCACCCAGTTTTTTACGTCGGTCTGGCTGGCCTCGGTCTGGACAGCCAGCAGGAAGTCGTCGGTGGTCTCGACGCCGGTATAGTCGGCGCTGGGAGTGAGGCCCGACAGCTTGACGGCTTCGGTAACAGTCATAGGAAAAACTCCTTTCGTTTCAGCCCTTGGGCTGGTAATATTCGAGCCGGAGCTGCATCTGCATCTTACAGCTGCCCGACTCGGCGACGACGATGTAGCCGCTGGACGTCACCGAAACGCGCAACGGCTCTTTGCGGCCGCCCAGCCGGGGCAGATGATGCCGGTCGTTCTGGGCCAGCACCCACTCGGTCAGCTGCTCAAAAAAGCCGCTGTTTGCGATCTGGACGCTCTGGGCCTCGCTGTAGTCGCGGCGGCTGACGAAGATGTAGCTCTTGGCTAGGTTTCGGCCGGAAAAGAAAACAGCCGTCACCGGGTCGGTGGGGCTGTCCTCGATGGAAAACTCGGCCACAGGCTCCGGCGAGAGGCCGGAAATGCGGAAGGCCGCGCCGTTTTCGCTCTGCTCCTCGGCGATGAGGGGGCAGGTCTTGAGCCACTCCCGCATGGCCGTGATGGTGGCTTTCTCGCTCATAAGTGTCCCATCCCTCCCCAGAAAGTCGTGACGGCCTTGGCCCCGAAGAGGGCCAGATGTTCGCCTACATCAGCAATAGCCCGCTGGCCCCAGTAGGAGCCGCGCAGGCCGGTCTCTCCACGAAGGTCTGTACCCTTTGCATGGAGGTAATACTGCTTCCGGGCATAGGGTGTATTGTAAACCAGAAGTCCTTCATCGTATTTACTGGCCTGATTGACGCTGTTTTTCAAAGAACCAGTGTCGAATGGCACATAGCTGTCGATGAGCCGCGCGGCTTCCTGCGCAAGGGCGAACTGAGCCTTTTGCAGGGCGGCGGTCTTTTCTGCGCCGAAGTCGGGGCGCCAGCTCAGCTCCATCTGCACACCATCGGCCCGGTACTTCCAGCCGTCAGGTGGGACGAAAACCGGTTTTGCTGACGGCGCAGCCGGGCCAAAGGGGATCAGTGCGCTCATTCTCTCAGCTCCCTTCCACATGAAAATGCGGCAGCGGGACGCCCCGGTCGTCCGAGACGTCCGCCACCGTGCAGCAGATGTGCGTCTTTTCGAGGGCGGCGTATTCGGCCTCCGTGAGGCTGCGGACAGCGCCGCAGAGGAGCTTGCTGCCCCGCTTGAGCGTCCAGTGCGCGGCTTTTTCTGCCGGGGGCAGACGCGCCCACTGGGGATAGGGCAGATAGCCCGGCGCAGGCGGGAGACGGATATGCACCACCCTCTGGGGGTCACCGGAGGCCGAGGCGCGGCGCGTCTCCCGCCAGCTGCACCCCGTGAGCACCTTGCAGACCGGCCGGTCGGCTTCGGTGGCCGGGTCGTGCAGCAGCATGACGACCGTGACGGGCGTCTGCATCAGAAACACCCCCGATACAGCAGGCCGTGCGGGTCACTGCCCAGCGTATTGGCGAGGATGGCCTGCGCCTCTGCCGCCAGCCGTTCGGCCAGTGCGCCGGAGGTGAATGTCATGGACACGCCATCGTTGGAGACGCTGGACGCGCCGGGCGGCGTGCAGGCTCTCTGCACGGCGTTCGCTGCGTCGATGATCTGGATGCAGGCGTCCGCCAGTGCCTCTGCACAGCCTTCGCACACTGCGGCGTGGCCCTCGGCCCGGCCAAAGGTCATCCGGTCGATGAGCCGGGACGCCCGTGCGGCCAAAGGGGCAAAGGCGGCTTCGTCCAGCGTGCCACCGGCGGCTGCATACTGGTCATAGGTACAGTAATTCAAAAAAATCAGCTCCTTTTAGGCTCCCCTGTCAGGGGAGCTGGCTGCCGTCGGCAGACTGAGAGGTTCGGTCACGCTTTCTTCTTGATGAGGATGGTCTGGGGCTTGGTGACTTTGAAGGCGTAGACCTTGCGGCCCTTGACTGCGGACGCGCCGATGTACTTGCTGGAACCATTGAGATCCTGCACATGGACGGGGACGGCCCACTCGTCGATGAATGCAAACCAGTTGGGATGACCGGCGATGTACTCCACGTTCTCGCCGAGGGTAGAATCCTCAAAGACGGTGAAGCCTGCGATGCGGCCCACAGCGCCGGTCTGGACGACGGCATCGCCAAGGTCAGATGCCTTGATGAACTCGGGACTCTTCAGCAGCAGACCATAGATCTCGGGGGAGACCAGCAGCCAGCGGCCCTCGGTGGGGACATGGACGGTGGAGAGCTTGGTGCGGACGTCCACGATGTTGCCATAGATGGTCTTTTCGGTCAGGGCGGTGGTGGTGCCGTAAGCCGTGCCTGCGGTGGTCAGCTCCGCAGAGCCGTCGGAATCCACCTGCAGCGCCAACGAATAACCGGCACTGTCCAGACGGTCAGCCACCAGATCGTCGGGGACGCTGGCGGCGTCGAAGCCGTCGATGATCTCATTGACGGCCTTGTCCTTGTCGATGTTGACGGTGAGATAGGTGGTGTCGCCGCCGGTCAGCTCTGCGCCGGTCTGCTTGTTGTAGTCGTTCACAGTGACTTCGGTGTCACGGACGGGGACTTTGACGGAACCGGCCTTGGGGCTGCCCTCATAGCGGTTGTTGCAGATGACGCTGACCTTCTTGACCAGCGTCGCCCGGAGCTTGAGGTCAACCAGCTTGGAATAACGAACCTGTGCTTCGTGTGCCATAATATTTCCTTTCTATCAGTCGATCTTGATGCCGGGGTTCATTGCCTTGAAGGCTGCGGTGACAGCATCGGTGTCGCCGGTGGGCGGGGTGCCGTGCTCTGCACCGCTGGAAACGTGGACGCTGCCGCCCTCTGTGGCCTCGCCGAAAGCCCAAGGGTTGGCCTTTGCAGCTTCTTCCAGAGCCTTGTCGATGTCGGTGGTGCGGTCTTTGGAGGATTTGAGGGCGTCCACGTCCAGCAGGGCGCGGACAGCCTTGACGCTGCGGCCCTTCTTGCCCATGATGGCGGTGTTCAGGGCCGAGTCGAAAGCAAAGCCGTCTGCCTGTGCCTGCATATCGCCCCGGAGCTTGGTCAGCTCGGCCTCGTACTCGTCCGGGGTCTTCTTGCCGTCGAACTTGGCGAGGCCGTCCTGCGCGGTCTTGAGCTGGGCCTGTGTGTTTTCGAACTGGGTCTTGAACTGTTCGGCGACGGTCTTCTCGCGGTTGATGTCTGCGCCGTTTTCGCTCATCAGCCAGTTGAGCTGTTCGTCGGTGATGCCGGGAATCTTTGCCTTTACGTCTTCACGCTTCATAAGTAAACCCCTTTCTTTGGGTGAAACTACGGTTTGTTGACGCGGTTCGCCTTCCGCATGTTACTGGGCAGGGTACGCGCTGCCCGCCGCGATGGTGCCGTCTGCCGGAATCGAACCGGCGGCCTGCTGCTTACGAGGCAGCTGCTCTGACCAATATGAGCGAATACGGCATGAAAAAAGCGCCCCTGCCCGGATGGGCAAAGACGCTCGCGGTATTTGGTTGTTAGTCCCAGTCAGCATAGTGCTGACACTTGAGGCAGCTTTTGTGGGCTTCATCCCAGCTGCAAGGCGGCTTATCGTCGCCCTTCAGGCAAAGAATATCATCGCCGATGTTGGAAATGTCGAAGCACAAGCCGCAGTCGATTTTTCGGTTGTAAATGGGACAAAACCATTCTTCAAGCTTCACATCATCACTAATGCGGAATTCCATGCTTTTTGACCACCTCCATCAATTTCTTTCCGCCCTCATCCAGCGGGCCGATGCTGGATACATTGCCATCTTGTCCGATGGCGACAAAGCCCAGCTCAGAGTAATAACAGGTCTGTGTACCGTTTCGCTGGGACATTGCGACCTTAGAGGAGCGGATGATGCGTTCGGCATCCATTGGCCCCATACCGCGTTCAGCCCAGCGCTGCAAGACGTGGTCGCTTGCAAAATTTATCTCATTTGGAGCAGACGGGGATTCAATGAGCCGACCTTTCGCCTTTATTGTACCAGCTTCCCGCATTTGCTGCAACTCAGTATTTGCAGCATTGAACCGCTCCTGTTTCCGGGCCGCGTAGCTGGCCTTGCTGCCCTCGCTCCGCCCAAACCCATGTACGCTTGTCCGGGCGCTGTCCACCCTGCCGCCGGTGGCCCGAGTGAAGTCTGCAAGGCTCTGCCGAGCCTGCCTCAGCTTCACGGCGCTGGCGGTGGTGTCAGCCCCGGCGGCGTCCTCGGCCAGATACCGGCGTTTCCACTTGCGGACGGCCCGCTCCCGGGCGCGCTGCATCTGGCTGATCTCGTAGCGGGTGTAGAGTTTGCTGTCATATTCGATGTTCCGGGCGTTGAGGGCTTCGAGGCTCTCCTGCGTCCATGCGGGCGGGCTGCCCAGCTCCGGGAACACCACGAAGAAGGTGTGGCGGCAGTTCCAGCCGCAAAGCCCTGCGCCGGTGCCGTAGCCGGTGGCCGACTCGAAGTCCTCGTAGTGCTGGCCCAAGTAGTCCACAGCGCCGCCCCGGTGGTAGCGCCTGCCCTGCCACACGGCATGACTGGGGCGCGCCCCGCCGTGAGCCGTCACCTCGACAAAAGAGGCCCCCATCTCGTCCATCCGGGCCTCCTGAAGCTTTGCGCCGGTCTGGTTCACGCCCGTGAGCACGGCCCGGCGGCAGGCCACCTCCAGCGTGTCCCTGTGGCCGCTGGGGTAGGTGACATAGGGCATGGAGTCGGCAAGGCCGTCCACAGCACGCTTGACGGCGGTCTTGTAGTCGAACGCGCCGCTGCTCACTTGGAGCCACGCCCTGTCCAGCGCCTGCTCGAAAGCCCCGGAGACGGTGTTAGCCGTGGTGGCGGTGAGGTTGGAGAAGCTACCTGCCGTCTGCCGATAGCCCGCATTGAGCAGGTTTTGGAGCGGTGTCGATTCTTCGAAGGGCGTTGGCTCTTTCCCGTAGTGGTAGTAGATCTCGTCCTCGGCTTCCAGTGCGGCGGTCGCGGCCTCCTTCATCAGGCGGCGGATCTCGGCCTCGCTCTTGCCGGTATACCGGGCCAGAAGCTTCACCACATCCTTGCGGACGGCCTCGGTCTGCTGGTAGCGCCAGAGCTGCCAGTTGGCCGTCGGCGTCAGGGCGTCCATCTTGCCGATGCGCCGGGCTACGTCCCGCAGGATGTCGTCCTCGGCCTGCTGCCAGAGCAGGATGAGCCGGTCGG